AATTTGTGGCAAACAGCCAGGTGATTACATCCAGTGCCCAGGAAGCCCTGGAACTTGCTTATCAGCATCAACTATCCATGTACCAACATCCGATTATCACCGGAGGTGATTTCAATGAGTGAGGAAAATCACGATTTGATTCAAGGAACAGAACCAACATTCACCATCAAGCAGCTCCAAAAGTATTCCTTGGAGCTGTTTGGCCTTACCAGAACAGCTTTTATTGGGGCAACCCACGGGCTGTCTGGTAAGTACACGATCCAACAAATGAAACGCCATATCGAAGAATGGCTGAAAAAGGAGGTTAAATAATGGCCGGTGGAACTTTTGATAAACAGGTCGGCAAAGTCCGGCCTGGTACCTACATCAATTTTACCAGCGCCAAAAACAATGCTGTCACCGGTGCTATCCGTGGCACTGTTGTTGTACCGCTTACGGCTCCTACCTATGGGCCGAAAGGAAAATTTCTTACTATTACCGCAGACGCACCGGATAGGGAAATGGCATCCCTTGGATACAGCGTCTATGACAATGACCCCAATCGGCAAATGCTGCTGATTCGTGAAGCGTTGAAAAACGCTTAAAAAAGCGAAACAAGACAACGGGAACAAACGCAGACCGCCACATCGGTCAAGTCGGTTTTATGCTGACTGATA